TGCGAGTCAAACTAGAGAAAAAACAGCTCATAAAAAAGTTTGGACTCCACCATCAAGTTTAGATGCACCCCCTGCGCCAACAGGATTTTTACATAGATGGATAAGAGTTGAATCTTTAGGATTCCAAGACACTAAGAATGTTTCTGGAAGAATAAGATCAGGATACGAGCTTGTAAGAGCTGATGAATATCCAGACTCAGACTTTCCAATTGTAGATGATGGCAAATATAAGGGAGTGATCGGAGTTGGTGGCCTTGTGCTAGCAAGGGTACCGGAAGAGATCGCAAAACAACGTGCTGAGTATTATAGAAAACAAGCTCAAGACAACGTTGAGGCAGTAGATAACGATCTTATGAAGGAACAGCACCCAAGTATGCCTATCAATATTGATAGACAAACTCGTGTAACTTTTGGTGGTTCAAAGAAAAGCTAATTATTTAGTAATTCCTACCCAACAAGAAATACACTTAAACTAACAATGTCTAAGGAGGACAACTACTATGGCAAACCAAGACAGCGCTTTCGGTTTGAGAGCAATTGGTAAAGTTGGACAAAATAGAGATAACCAAGGTTTAAGTGAATACAGTATTGCCGCTAACGACACTACTACGATTTATTTTCAAGACCCAGTTAAAGCAACTGCGGCTGGAACAATAGATCAAGGTGCAGCTGGTGGAAATATCTTAGGTTCATTAAATGGTGTATTCTATACTGATCCAACTACAAGCAAACCTACATTTGCAAACCACTATTCACAAGTTAACGCTTCTGATATAGTTGCATTTGTATCTGATGACCCTTATGAAAGATTCGAAATCCAATCTAACAACACAGCTGCTTCAGCGCAGACTGATGTTTTTATGAATGCGGATATTGAATTAACTGCGGGTGATTCAGCAAACTACGTCTCAAAAGCAGAGCTTAATGATTCTACATTAGTTTCAACAGCTGCTCAGCTTAGAGTCTTAGGTGTTTCTAAAAATCCTGACAATAATGACTTAGCTTCTGCTAACGTAAACTTTATTGTTATGATTAACGAACACAATCTTAAAGTAACAACAGGTATCTAATAAAGGAGAACAACTATGGCGATATCACGAGGACAACTAGTTAAAGAACTAGAGCCAGGTTTGAATGCTTTATTCGGCCTGGAATATAAACGTTATGAGAATCAGCATGCTGAAATCTACACGACTGAATCTTCAGACAGAGCGTTTGAAGAAGAAGTTATGTTATCAGGTTTCGCAAATGCTTCAGTTAAACCTGAGGGTTCTGGCGTAAGTTTCGACAATGCACAAGAAACTTTTACAGCTAGATACACTCACGAGACTGTTGCACTTGCATTCGCGATCACTGAAGAAGCGATCGAGGATAATCTGTATGACAGACTTGCGTCTAGATACACAAAAGCACTTGCTAGATCTATGGCGAACACTAAACAAGTTAAGTCAGTGGTACCTTTAATTCAAGGTTTACCAACTAACAATAACTTCAATTCAGGTGACGGTGTTAGTTTATTTAACACAGCTCACCCTACAATTGCAGGGACTGTTGCTAATACTTTAGCAGTACAAGCTGACTTAAATGAAACATCATTAGAGCAATCTTTAATCGACATTGCTGCAATGACAGACGAAAGAGGTCTGAAAATTGCTGCAAGAGGTGTTAAAATGATTGTACCTAGTGAAAACCAGTTTAACGCTGAAAGACTTATGAAGTCTCAAGGTAGAACTGGAACTGCAGATAATGACATTAACGCTATTGCGTCAATGGGAATGGTTCCTCAAGGTTACAGAGTGAACAATTTCTTAACTGACCCAGATGCGTTCTACATCATTACTGACGTGCCAAATGGTATGAAGTACTTTGACAGAAGCCCAATTAAAACGGCTATGGAAGGTGACTTTGATACTGGTAACGTAAGATACAAAGCTAGAGAAAGATACTCTTTTGGAGTTTCTGACTATAGAGGTATCTTCGGTGTTGAAGGTGTTTAATCACTAATTAAAATATTTGAGGCGGACATAGTTCCGCCTCATTTAGAAAGTAAGATAGCAATTCCATGAAAAAATTTACAATTACAATATTCGCTTACGATCATTACGCAAAATTTGAAGTATCATCTAACGATGATCCTATTTCCCTTGAACAGGCCATAGTTGACAAACTAGGAGAAAATGTTATAAAATGGGAATATGTCGGAGATAATGTATATGCCTCTGACAAATATAGAATAACCTATGAGGAGGTTATAAATGACGATGCAACCACACATCCAGGAACTTTACAACAAGAAAAAGTCGCTGGATCTCAAATGGGAGCAAGAGCATCTTAACGAGGGTAGATATACTCTTGATATGGTGAGGATCGACGACGAAGTAAAAAAGATCGTTCAGCATATTAAAAAAGCAGAAGCTAAACAAGCACATCTGCAGAATAAAGTTGAGGCAATCGCTCCTACAGTTTCAGTAGCTACTTAATAAAAAGCTACATCGTTGGAAAAAATCCACTCCACACTACAGGCTCTCTTGCACTCTACTAAAAAGTAGTGTATAAAAAATACACTATACATATATTAATTTTCTGCATAGACGCAGTATAGTCGACGGCCTAGAGACTATGTAGAATTAACTAGGAGAACAATCATGGCTAACACAACCTTTTCAGGACCGGTCATTTCTAAAAATGGCTTTATAGGTACTGGACCAGGATCAACTGTTGCATTAACAGCTAATACTACATTAACTGTAAATGATCACGCAGGAAGAATCCTTTTAACTCAAGACGCAGATGGTATTTTTACTTTACCATCAATCAATGCAAATGCTAACGGAGCTACAGCAGGTGCTACAGACTACAACAATCTAAATAACATTGGTGCAAGTTTTACTTTTTATGTAGACACTACTGCAACTGATGTTCAAATCGTAACTGACGGAACTGATAAGTTCACAGGTGCAGCTATGATCGCAGTAGATGATGGAGCTAAAAAAGCTTTCTTTCCAGCAGCATCAAATGATGTACTTTCTATGAATGGAACAACTACAGGTGGGATTGTTGGTTCTGTAATTCAAATTACAGCACTAGAATCTGCTCAGTATTTGGTACACAATACTTTGATTTTAGGATCAGGAACTATTGTTACTCCATTTAGCGATACGTAATAGATAATTAATTTGTGTGAGTCTTTGGACTCACACAAGTTTTAAGGAGAATTAAATATGAGATCAGATGTAAAAGCGATTCAAATAACAGCGACAGGTCAAGTTTTTGGTGGAAGAACAAGACTAAGAGGAATTATTCTTTCTAACACAACAACTACTACTGATACAGGATCAATAACTTTACAAGATATCGACGGAACTCAATTCACTGCAGAGGTTCCTCCAGGAGATGTTTTTACTTTTAACATGCCTGAAGATGGAATTTTATTTAAATCTGGAATGACTTGTAGTGCTATTACTAGTGCTAAATCAACCGTGTTAATAGATAAGTAAGGATAAAAATGGATTCAGATCAGAAGACATTAAACATGACAACAGTAGGAGCTAACACTCTTGCAAGAGCAGGTAGAGCTAGAATTACTTCTATTCAGGGATTAGGTATAGCATCATCTACAATTATTTTTTATGATTCAGCAGATGCAAGTACGCCAGGAACAGCAGTAGCTACTTATAAATATGGAACTGAAGGATTAGAAGTTTACGTTCCAGGTTCAGGTATTAAATTTGAAAATGGTATTGTTTATAATTTAGCAGGAGCAGGTGGAAGCATTACAGTAACTATAACAGGAGCTTAATGGCAACTTCAGGAACTACAGTCTTTGAAAAAAATTTTGCTATCGATGATATAATCACCGAAGCTTATGAAAGATTAGGACGTTTTGATTATTCAGGTAATGATATAAAATCTGCAAGACGTTCTTTAAATATTATGTTCCAAGAATGGGCAAACAGAGGTTTGCATTTTTGGGAAGTTGGAAATAATGATATAACATTAGTTAATGGTCAAGCTGTCTATACAATGTATAGATCAACGTCTGATGGAACTTCAGATGCAACAGCCGTTTATGGTGTTGATGATATATTAGAAGCTGTTTATAGAAACTCTTCTTCAACTGATTTTCCATTAACAAAAATAAATAGATCTGCATATCAAGGTCTTTCAAATAAAACAAATACAGGAACTCCTACACAATATTTTGTACAAAGATTTATTGATAAAGTAACTATTACTTTATACTTAACTCCAGGTGCCTCTGAAGCCGGAAACAAACTTAATTATTATTATGTAAAAAGAATTCAAGATGCAGGAGCTTATACTAATGAAGCTGATGTACCTTATAGATTTGTACCATGTATGTGTGCAGGTTTAGCTTATTATCTTTCTCAAAAAGTAAAACCAGAACTTACACAACAAATGAAATTATTATATGAAGATGAATTAAAAAGAGCATTAGAAGAAGATGGTTCACCTTCAAGTTCTTTTATAACTCCAAAAACTTATTATCCAAATGTCTAATTTATCTAGAGGAAAATACGCACAATTTATATCTGATCGTTCTGGTCAAGCATTTCCATATACGGAAATGGTTATTGAATGGAATGGTGCACGTGTGCATACATCAGAGTTTGAAGCAAAACATCCACAACTAGAACCAAAACCAACTACTGCAGATGGACAAGGTTTAAGAAATGCAAGACCACAAACTTTTACACTTGCTTCTGGTGGCGGTGGTGGAATAGCTGTAGATTTAACTTTACCTGCACCATTTGCTTATAGAACTGAATCAAA